GGTTAGAAAGGAGTGACATGGAAATCAGACGGAAACCAAGACGTTATCCATATAGTGGAAAATTAAAAGCTTCAACTACTGACATAGTCAAGGCTTTGGAAAAAGCTTATTCAGCATATCGTGTCAAAGGTGAAAAAAAGCAACAAAAGGGGAAGAAAAATTATGAGTGAAATAGGCAAGTATCTAGAAATCTCTGGAGAGATTGTAGGTCAGATTGTCGCAGAAGAAAAAGAGACACTGCTTATCAGAAAAACAATAGTAGATAAAGAATTAGTGAAACGTGAAAACGAAGAACTAGAAACAATTATCTCTCACTTGTTACTTACCGAAAAAGCAGTGTATCTATCAAAGAATTATTTAGATAATTATTGGGTTAAAACAGTTGAATTACCTAACATTCCTGTAACCGTCTATGCGATTGACAGCGTGGTCTTGATTAACAAACTCTTTGGCATGTAAATTTGGTTCAGCATAGCCATTAACATACTCAATGAGTGTAATCAAATAACGATTAGTTTTCGGGTCGGGATTTCCAACCACGTTACTACCAGGGGATGCTGAGATATAGAAAGGAGCGTATATGAAACAATTAAAACTAAGCGTTAAACCAAAGCAGGAACCTACTGAAGGTCAATGTCTGCGTTCGTCAGGCTACTCAATAAAAATCAATGACTGGGAACTCGGTCGTGGGGTTACTAGCTTTAGACTGGAAATGCCTGCGGAAGAGAAACCAAAAATCACTATCACAGCAATTCCAGATGTCATGGAAATCGATGCGACAGTGATTGCTGATATTCAGAGTTTACGATCTGAAGAAACACCAAATTATAAAGACGATGAGCAGCAGAAGGCATTTTTAGAAGATTTGCTGTCATATTCTAAGTTGCTTAAAAATAATGATTTTCATTCAAAGATTATCATTTCAGCAGATGGAGTTTATTTGGAGCAAACAAAAGAGTTTCACCCACTCGATGAAACTCAATTGGATTGATGACGAACTGGAAGTCAGTTTGGATGAATTAAGATAATAAAAAAGCCCCTCTAGAACGGCAATTTCATTGAGGGACTAAGCAAAATACTTTACGAGGTAATTATATCATGAAAACAGTAAAAAAGGAATGGAAACCAAGAATTATAAACATTATGGCAGATGGTTCTCAAGTTGATGATCTGACAGGATATGTCATCCCTGCTGGTCATTCGTACTATGACATCATTTTAGGAATGCACAAGCGAGAGTTACAGAAAGGGGCTTAAATATGAGGTATGCAGTACATATTCAGAAACACTCATGGGAATTACACCTCTTTGAATAATGCTTATGCTCAAGACAAACGTTTAAAGGCAACAACGATAGGTATCCTTACAGTAATCTTGATGAATAAGTCTGATTGGGTTGTGTATCCTGACGAGATTGCACGACGTCTAGGAATAAGCAGGCGCACTGTAGATGAGCACTTTAAGCTTTTAGAGAAAGCAGGCTATCTCAGAGTATACCGCTTAGGGTTAGGCAGAGGTAAAGGCGTAACGGCACATAGATTTTTTTCAGATATGCCTATTTCAGATGACTACTTTGAGTATCTAAAAACTAATCTTGAAAAAGAGTTATCCACAGATGACGAGGTTTAAAAATACAGTTGGAAAATATTGCCATGTGTAAAATTGCCATGTGTAAAATTGCCATGTGTAAAATTGCCCTCTAATAAATACTAACTATACAACAAGTACTAACTATACAATAATCTAAGCCTTACGGCACTAACTTAGTAATAACTACTAACTTACAACAAACTACTACTAATCTAAATAAAAGAAAGGGATAACTGAGTTATCCACAGGAGAAAAATCATGATTGACAAAGACCAAATTATCAAAGCGCAACAAGAAAAAATTGAACGCATTGAACAACTGCAAGAAGAACTACATAAAATATCGATGTTAGGATTGCTAACTGTAAAATTTTTAGACTTACCAGATGAGCTAAAACTCTCAATGAACACAATCCATGATGTCTCACATGTCATCAAGGATGTATTGAATGGCATGAGTCCAAAAGAGGCTATTGAGAAGAATATGGCAGAAAATGAGGAGGAAGAATAATGTTAGCAAAACTAAAAGAATTTTTTGGACTAGATGACCTTTGGGGTGACGGCCAATCAAAATCAAACAGCAATCTAATTGATGTCAGAACCCTCCAAATTGAAAACAAACGGCTTAAAGCTATCATCAAACAACAAAACGCCCTTCTACAAGAACTTTCTGAGGAAAATATGGAGCTTGGCCGTAGTCGCAGACAGTACGCTGAAACAGTCGCAATGCAACAACGCCTGCTTGATGTCTATCAAGACATGGATAACTAAGGAGGCAATCAATGAACAGAGGACTATTTGGCACCTTTGACTATGACCGTGATTACTTGCAGCCTCCTGAACCCAGGGAAGAACGTGACCCAGCTGATTGGATTTTCAGCGCTGGTCAATGGATCTATGTAGGAGATTGTTAGCCTATGAATAGAGAACACTATGAGGACAATGTCCACTGGAGAAAGAGGCAGTTAAACACTTGTTATGAGTTGGGCGCTATTATCAACGAACAACAGGACAAAATAGTCTCACTTATGAACGAAAACAACCGCTTAAAGCGTGAAAATTGGAACTTAAAACACAAC